AGCCAACAAAATGGACATATAAACCAAACAGAACTAACCGAGCCTAAAGCAAACAAATTGGGGGCTGGGGTTATAGGTAGCCCTACACCGCGCATATTTAGCAGCCCAGTTAAGGGTGCAGTATCCCGTGCGCCGGAAGTTGTGGCATTTGCCGAATTGCTGGGAATTACCTTGATGCCGTGGCAGATCAACGCACTTGGCGATATGTTGTTGGTGAAAGATGGCAACTGGGTAGGCAAAACCATAGGGCTATGCGTAAGTCGGCAGAACGGCAAAACCGAGATAGCAAAAATCCGAATACTTGCAGGGATTTACTTGTTTGGTGAGAAGTCAATTGCGATGATGTCCTCAAACCGCACAATGGCAGTAACCACATTTAGGCAGATCCACTACCTGATCCAAGATACACCGGCCTTGCTGGGGTTGTGGGAAAAAACCTACAGCACAAATGGCAATGAACGAATCCGATTTAAGAATGGCGCGGAGATCATAGTTGTTGCAGCTACAAACGAAGGTGCGCGTGGATTATCGGTGGACTTCTTTTTTATTGATGAGTTGCGAGATATTAAACAAGAAGCGTGGGATGCCGCGCTTTACACAACACAGGCCAAACCTCATTCCCAGATTCTCACAGTTAGCAATGCAGGCGATAAGAACAGCACAGTGCTAAATGCCTTGCGACAAATTGGGATTGAGGATAAAACACCATCATTGCGCTGGTTAGAGTGGAGTGCTCATCCATCGCTAAAGATCACCGACCGCAAAGCGTGGGCGCAGGCTAACCCTGCACTTGGCCACACAATTACCGCTGAGATCCTAGAACACAGAATCCGCACTGGTGAGCCAAACCAAGTGCGTACCGAGATGCTTACACAGTGGGTGGACAATCTGGCCAGCCCGTGGCCAATTGGTGCGTGGGAATCTTGCAAGGTTGAGAATCTAATCTTTGAGGCCGGTGCATCCACATTCTTCGCAATGGATATATCCCCAAGCCGTAGGCACGCAGCTCTTGTGGCGGGACAAATGGTTGGCGATAAGGTCAAACTAAAGTGCCTACAAACTTGGAAAAGTGAAGCATCAATTGATGATCTTAAAATGGCCAGTGAGATCAATGAGCACATCAAGCGGTTTAGGCCAAAAATGCTGCTATTTGATCGGTACACAACAGCCGGAGTTGCAGCGCGGTTGGCTCATACCGGCGTGCCGGTGATGGAGATTTCCGGTCAACTCTTTGCAAGTGCGTGTGATGAGATGCTTGCAGCAATGAGCCACAACAGGATCCAGCACGGTGATGAGTACGAATTAAGCGAATCGGTAAACTCTTGCGCAATGCGCACAACCGATAGCGGTTGGAGAATTGTGCGCCGCAAATCAGCCGGTGAAGTCGCAGCTGCTATTTGCAGCGCAATGGTTATTTGGTACGCCAACAAGCCACAAGCAATTGCAGCGATCTATGTCAACTAGACACGCCGAAGTGCATTAAATAGTTTTTGCCTTAAATTGTCGTATAGTTCTGATATGGGTTTATTGTCTGCATTGCGCTTGGTTGATGCGGTAATCCCAGAATCAGTACCAAGCATCCAAGCACAGTACGCGCCACCAGTTATGGAAGGCTACAGTGTACAAAGTTTTTACAACCCAGCGGTATTTGTTTCCCGAATCGAAGCACTGGCCGTTCCCAGTGTTGCGCGCTGCCACTCACTTATTACTGGTGTTGTTGGCAGTTTGCCTTTATGCCTATTCAAAAAAAGCACAGGGCAACAATTAGATGATCCACTTTGGTTGCAACAGCCAGATTACCGGCAACCAAGATCAGTAACTATTGCAGCAACAGTTTCAGATTTATTTATGCACGGTGTTGCATTCTGGGAAGTAACAACTTTATTTGCAGACAGTGGCAGACCATCAGGATTTGCTTGGGTGTCATTTGATCGCGTAACACAAAAATTAAACAACAACAACACATTGGTTGTTGGTTACAATGTTGATGGATCAGGATTGCGGCCACAAAACGGCTTGGGCAGTATCGTAACTTTCCAAGCCTTAGATTCTTTGGGGATATTGGGTCGCGGTGGTCGCACTATCAAAGCCGCATTGGATTTGGAAAAAGCAAGTGCAATTGCAGCATCTACGCCGATGCCATCCGGTTACATTCAAAACAGCGGTGCAGATTTGCCAGAGGAACAAATCACTGGACTACTTGGCGCGTGGAAGTTGGCAAGACAACAGAGAAGCACGGCTTACTTATCCAGCACTCTTAGATTTGAGCCAACTAATTTCTCTCCTAAAGATATGCTCTACAACGAAGCCAAACAAATGTTTGCAACAGAAATTGCACGGCTTTGCAACACACCAGCTTGGTATTTGTCTGCTGATCTAAATAACTCAATGACTTATTCAAATGTTATTGATGAGCGCAGGCAATTTGTTGATTACACATTGCGGCCATTTATTTCAGCCATTGAAGAAAGACTTTCAATGGATGATCTTACAGCGCGTGGCAATGAAGTCCGGTTTGAGATTGACGAAACCTTTTTGCGATCCGATGCACTTACACGGCTTGCAGTAATTGAGAAAATGCTTGCACTTAATTTGATTACACTAGATCAGGCTAAAGAAATGGAAGACTTAACCCCGAATGGAGCAGGCAATGGAACTACAGCCCCTACACCTAACCTTTAACACAACCGTTGAAGCAGCCGATTCAGACCGGCGAATTATCGCAGGCAAGATCGTACCCTTTGGCGAAATCGGCCACACCAGCGCAGGCCAAGTGGTATTTGAAAAGGGATCAATCAGTTACAACACCGGTGGCAAAATCAAACTTTTATTAGAGCACAATGCCAAAGATCCAATTGGTGTGATGCAATCTGCTAGTGAGGATACTTCTGGTATTTACGCATCCTTCAAAATTGCACCAACAACCAAAGGCAATGATGCACTTATTGAGGCATCTGAACTGCGCGATGGATTAAGTGTTGGCGTGATTGTTGATGCAAGCGAACCACGCAACGGCATTTTATATGTTACGAAAGCAAGTCTGAAAGAAGTGAGTTTGGTGCAGGCAGCAGCCTTTGAAAGCGCAGCCGTTCAATCGGTTGCTGCTAGTGAAGTAGTGCCTGAACCAGTAGAGGAAACACAAACCCAACCAACCGAAAGTGAGGCCAGCGTGGAAAACGCTACCCCAGCACCAGAGGTAGAAGCCCAAAAGGTCGAAGCCTCACAACCAAAATATACACCAGTTGCACACACTGAGATCCGCAACCCAATCAAAACCAAATCAAACTATTTGCAGCATTCAGTGCTTGCAAAACTTGGCAATGATGATTCAGTGCAATATGTTCGCGCCGCTGATGCTTATGCAAAAAAGGCAATGACATTTGCTGATGACTCATTTACCACAAACCCTGCATTCTCACCGGTTGCTTATATCCCAACCGTTGTTGATACAGCAGTTGGTTTACGACCAACAATAGATGCTTGCGGCGGTGCGCGTGTAATGCCAGCAACAGGAATGGTTATTTCACATCCTAAAATTACAACTTCAGGTACGGTTGCAAGCACTTCAGAAGGTGGAGCACCATCTGAAACCGGCATTGTGTCTGCCTATGTAAATGCAACAGTTACCAAATATGCAGGATTGCAACGCTACAGCCAAGAATTGCTATTGCGTTCAGATCCATCATTCTTTGATGCAATGCTTGAAAATATGACCCGTGCTTACAACAAAGCAACCGATGCAGCCGTTATTGCTGAAATTGTTGCTTCTGGAACACAGGCTTCAACACAAGCAGCAACAATTGCAGGCATTCAGGCCTATGTTGCTCAAGCAGCACCAGCGGTTTATGCCGGTGCAGGTGAAGTTGCAACAGCATTTATTGCAGGAACTTCAATCTGGTCATTGCTTATCGGTGCAAATGACTCGACTGGGCGCAGCATTTACAATGCAGCAATGCCATCCAACGCAAATGGTCAATCCACACCACGCACTTTGCGCGGGGATGTAATGGGATTAGATCTCTGGGTTGATTCGAATATGGTTTCAACAACCATTGATGATGCAGCCTTTATTATCACACCATCAGCAATTGCAATTTATGAAAGCCCCATTTTGCAACTTTCCACCAATGTGCCAGTTTCGGGTGAAATCGAAGTGGAACTGTTTGGATTTTTGGCAACTAAAGCACTTGTGGCAACAGGATTGCAGCGTTACAACCTGACTTGATCGCAACCCTAATCCGGCCGCCCCTTGCCCCTAGTCCGGCAGGGGGTTGGCCTCTAGATTGAAAGGAGATACCAGTGGCCGCCACATATGTAACGATGGCAGAACTTCGCACAAATCTTGGCATTGGTACTCTTTATGCAGATGCAACAGTTGAGGAAGTTTGCCAAAGTGCTCAAGATATAATTGATTCATATCTTTGGTATAACTCAGCATTGGTTTATTCCACAGCACTAACCAGCAATATAGCAACGATTACAACAACACAACCACACGGATTTGTTACCGGTCAAAGCGTAACCATCACTAAATCGGACACGGCAACATTTAACGGCACTTACACAATCACCGGATACACAACTTTTACCTTTACTTATGCAAGAACAGCAAGCGATCAAACAACGCATTTGGTTGTGCCATTTGGATTGGTACGCGGCCCAAATCACTCAACCGCTTATGCCAGCGTTGCAGCAGTGCGCGAAGCCTCAATGATGATTGCAGTGGACATTTGGCAGGCACGGCAAGCACCTTCCGGACAAGGCGCAAGCATTGATGGCTTTGTGCCTTCACCATTTAAGATGGGCAACACACTCATTGCCCGTGTGCGTGGCCTTCTTGCCCCGTATATGGCTCCAACCGCAATGGTCGGCTAATGCCAACAGCAATAACAACCCTGCGCACAACACTAGCAACCACACTGGCAAATGCCGGTGTCTGGTCAACCTTTGCCTTCCCACCCAGCGCACCAATTGCCAACTCAGTTGTTGTGATGCCGGATGATCCCTACCTTGTGCCAAACAACCAAACCAAATCCAGCATTTTGCCATTTGCACGGTTCAAAATTATGATTCTTGTGCCATTGCTAGACAATCAAGGCAACTTGAACACAATTGAAACCTTTATGGTGGCCGTGTACGGGAAACTTGCAGGGGCTAGTTATCAAATGAATATCACCGGATTTAGCGCACCTACAACTTTGGCCTTAGCAACTGCGGATCTTTTGACCACAGATTGCTCAATTGAAGTATTAAGCGAATGGAGTTAGTTATGGCTTATGAAGTATTAGCAGGCATCGTTGGGGGCAAAGAAGTTGGAGAAACCCTAACTGATGAGGACTTAGCAACAGCGAACATTGATGCGCTTATCGCAGGCGGATCGATCAAACCGATAACGGCGAAACCAAAGAAAGATGAGGCAGCAGAATAATGGCAACAACAACAGCACTGAGCAACACAGTATCAGTAACAATTAACTCGGTTGATCTATCTGACCAAGTAACCAGCGCAACGATCAACCAACAATTTGATGAATTGGAAACAACCGCAATGGGCGCAACCGCGCACTCATTTGTTAAGGGTTTGGAATCCAGCACAATCACGCTGGATTTCTTGAACTCTTATGCAGCCAGTGAAGTTTATGCAACCCTACAAGCTGCATACGGCACGGTTGTTACTTGCGTGTTGAAGCCAACCACAGCAGCAGTAAGCGCAACCAATCCATCATTTACTGCATCAATCTTGGTAAATAACCTTACACCTATTAACGGTGCAGTTGGCGATTTATCAACCCAATCAATCACATTTACTTGCACCAGCACGGTAGCAATCGCAACCACATAAACTAAGCAAAGGGGCTAGGCAATGGCTAAGTTAAAGATCACACGCACCACTGGTGAGGTTCAGGAGTTTGAGATCACACCAATAATTGAATATGCGTTTGAACAGAACAAAAAGAAAGGCATTCACAAAGCCTTTGCAGATGATCAGATGCAATCGGATGTTTACTGGTTGTGTTGGGAAGCCATCCGGCGATCCGGCGAATCAGTGCCGATATTTGGTGAGAAGTTTCTGGAAACGCTGAAGGCAGTTGAGGTATTAGATAGCGACCCTTTAGGGGATTGAGTGGCAAAGACTCACTCACCTATTTGGTCGCAAATCTAAGTGTTGAAACTGGGATTGCTCCCAGAGAGTTTATTGGGATGGATCCAGTAATGCTCAAAATGATTTTACGAGTGCTTGAGGAAAGGGCAAAGGCAATCAAAGATGCAAGCCGCCAATCTCCAAGGACTCAACGCAGCCATTAAAAACATCCGGCGCATTTCACCTGATTTGCTTAAAGAGATGAACCGCGAAATTAAAGTTTTAACCAAAGAGATGGTCAGCGATGCCAAAGGATATGCACCGCGCACCGTGCCTGCTGGTTTGAGTCATTGGGCGGATTCCGGCCGCCAATGGTCAGCCTTTGATGGATCTGAAATTGTCAAGGGCATAAAGGTCAGCACTGCTCGCAATAAAATCGGCACTAAAGGCTGGTCATCTCAAGTTAAATTGCTTAACGCATCCGCAGCTGGTGCGATCTATGAAACCGCAGGCCGAAAGAATCCAACCGGTCAGCCGTGGGTAGGGCCAAATGGTGGTGGTGGCAAACACTACTCACACTCTCGCAACCCAAATGCAGGCAGACAATTTATTGAAGCAATTGAAAAAGATTCAGGTTTAACAGTGCGAGGCGAAAAACAAGGGCGAATTATTACTAGAGCATTTGATGACAATAAGGCAGAGATTGTGCCAGCAGTAACCAGCGCAATTTTTAGAGCAACCGAGAAGTTCAATGCATTGCCAAAGGGGGTTCGCAATGGCTAGAAGTTCAACTTACGGCATCCCGTTAGTTATCACCGCAAATACAACTGGTGCGACAAAGGCTCACAAATCACTTAAAGGCTTGATCAAGGACACTAAATCATTTGGACTCACCAGCAAACTAAGCATTGGCGCAGCTAGTGTTGCACTCGCTGCTTACACAAAGAAATCAATTGCCGCTGCATTGGCAGATCAAAAAGCACAAAAGAGCCTTGCACAAACATTAAAAAACTTAGGTTTGGCATATCAAACCGTTGGGGTATCTGCCTTTATTGATAAGTTGCAACGGGCTACCGGTGTATCAGAGGATGAATTAAGGCCAGCATTTCAAAAATTGGTATTGGTACTTGGTGATGTTGGAAAAGCCCAAAGTGCACTCGGCTTGGCAATGGATATTTCGGCTGGCACTGGTAAGGATCTCAGCGCAGTTTCTATGGCATTGGCTAAAGGTTACTCAGGGCAGACCACAGCCCTCAGCAGACTTGGTGCAGGACTTAGCAAGACCCTTCTCAAATCCGGCGATATGGAAGCAATCACCGCGCAATTGTCTAAATTGTTTGAAGGTCAAGCACTTGTATCTGCTAAAACTTATTCAGGTCAAATGGCAATCTTGGGAGTATCGGCCAAAGAAGCAAGCGAAACAATCGGCACAAGTTTGATTGATGCACTTATTAGGCTTGGAGATAACAAAGGGATTGATAGTGCTGCAAAATCAATGGAAAACTTTGCGGCTCAAGTAGGATTTGCAATTACCGGTTTTGCCGTTATGGCAGACAAAATAGCCGCCAATCCTTTATTTAAGTTATTTAATTTGCTTATTTTATATCCATTAAAATCACCTTTTATACTCGCATCAAATTTAGGCAAATCTGAGGTTGCTAAAGGAATTACTGGCACAAATAGACAAAGCCCTAGAGCAACCGAGCAAGCAGCAGCAAAAGCGGCGGCAGCGGCAAGAGCAAAAGCATTAGCCGATGCACGGGCTTTATTAGTATTAAGCAAACAAACTACCGCCAATAAAAAACTTTCCTCAATGTTTGACCTTGATGCAATTCAGATTGCTGCAGCACTTAAAGGCAAAATCAGCGACCTAGATCGCGCTAGCCTTTTAGCGATGCAAGCCCTCAAAACCGAGGACAAGAATGATGATATATCTGCCCTTAAAGAATTAGAGCAAGCCAAGATTAGTGCCGATGCAGCAGACCGATCACGCAAAATTGCAGCCCTTCAGGACACCATTAACTTAAACAAACTGGCCTTAGCCGATGTTGAAAGCACACTTGGAAAGATTGCCAAGTTGCCAATGCCAATTTTGGGAAATATCGGTGGCATAACACCAGCAACACCAAATGTGGCAGCCGGTCAATCACCTAATTACTTTGCCCCAGTTACACCAATTATCGGCACTTCAATGCCAAGCACCAACACAGGGACAGCACCGGTATCAATGGGCGATCCTTTTGCAGCAGCTAGAGCCACCCTTCCCAGTGTCAATTTTAATCCACCAGCCGTTGAGGTAACAGTAAACGCAAACACAATTGCAGATCCAGACCAACTAACCAGATTGATCCAAGCCGGTATTCAAGCGGTAGCACGCAATGGCTGGTCATCGTCTGGAACGGCAAGTGGATTTTGACCCTTCCAATCGTCAATGTTGTAATTAACTTCAGCACTGGTGCAGGCTTTGCACCCACGCTTGTGCTTGATGATCCGGTTTACGGCATCTTAGACACTGATGCACTTGGTGATTCATCCTCAACCATTGTTGATGTAAGCGATGTAGTGCAATCGGTCAATATCACCCGAGGCCGTAACGCACTTAGCGATGTATTTCAAACCGGCACGCTTGGCTTGAGAATTGCAGACCAAACCGGAGCCTTTAATCCAAGCAACACAAGCAGCCCTTATTACGGCCTACTACAGCCCTTGCGCAAGGTAACGATCACGGCCACAGATCCGACTACCTCAATCACTTGGCCACTCTTTGCCGGATATATAACCGGCTACAACTATCAACAAAGCCAATTTGTTGGGGAAGTCAGCACCACGACAATTACGGCAGTGGATGGTTTTAGACTCTTAAACCTTGCCACCTTATCTACAGTTACAGGTGCGACCGCTGGGGATCTTTCAGGCACGCGTATCAATCAAATACTTGACGAGATTGCTTGGCCTTCAACTCTCAGAGATGTTGATGCAGGGCTTACAACAATGCAAGCCAATCCGACCACCACGCGCACTGCACTTGCGGCTCTTTCAACGGTTAGCCTTAGCGAATATGGCGCACTTTATATGGATGCCCTTGGCAATGTAACCCTTAAAGATCGCACAGTTACTGCTGGCAGTGTGGCAAATAGTCCTATCGTGTTTGCCGATGATGGCACTGGGATTAAGTACAATCAAGTTAAATGGGTTTTTGATGATACGCAGATTTACAACGATGTAACTATTACACGCACCGGTGGCACCGCTCAAAACTCAAAAAACACCAGC